CTACCTATAGTTCTTATACCTTTCCAAGCACTATCATAATTTGCTGTGCTATCTACTGAACTATCACTTGCTTTTATAACTCTTGCTTTAACACTTCCTGCATTTGAATTATCAACATTATTTATAGTTAACATATACACATCATAAGTGCTATCAATACCTGTTAAAGTAACACTTGCTACTGCTGATGTAACTATTTCTTCATCTATTTTTATTAAGCTACCTGCCATTATTTAACTCCATATACTGATACTGTTCCACTACCCCAAAAAGCACTTGTCAAAAATCTTATACCTCTAATTGTTTCAGCAGATTTATGTACTGAAATTCCTTTAGTTCCATATAAAACATTACCTACTGTGCTACCTGCTTGTGCTTGTAAAAATGTGTAACTTGAACTGTCATTAGGATTATAAACATATAAACTACCACCATTTCCTGTGTCATCTGTATATCCAATACCACCATATAAAATAACATTTTGTCCTGTTGCTCTATTGGTGTCATAAAAACCACTATTAGCTGGCATAACTAACTGTGCATAATCATATTCACTTGCAGTTATAACTGTTCCTGTATTATCAATTAATCTCATTCTTATCCATTGGTTATTCCCTGATGAACTTTCTTTCAATGCAACTGTTAAATAATAAACATCATATTTATCTGTAAAAACATTATCACAATCTAAAGATTGAACTGTTCCTGTAACTTCAAACTGTTCTATAAATTCTAAATCAGTAGCCATTATGAATATTCCTTTATGCCATATAGAGATATGTCTGCTGAAACATTGTTATAAACATTGTAAAGTTTTATAGTGTCCATTGCTACTGCACTTGTTTGTACATAACTTCCAAACATATATTTCATAGTTGGGTGAGTTTCTGCACCTATAACTACAGATTGTTGAGTAGCAAAATTATATTTTGAACTGTCTAATAAATTATAAAGATATGTATAAGAGTTTCCTTTTTCATTAGTTGCACTACCTGTATTGAAAACAGCTCTAAAATAATCTCCTGCTGAATTTTTTTCCTCTCCATTAGTACCTGTTGAATATCCATACTGTAAAGCTCTTTGATAATTTGTTGTATATTCTGTTCCATTAGAAATAAATCTAATTCTCAAATCTGTTCCATCTTGAACTGGTTGAAAATCATTTACAGTTAAAAAATGTACATTATAATTTCCTAAATCAGAAAAAGTTGTGCTTGATACACCTGTTATATTTTGAGTTTCAATTAATTCTAATTGTCCATAGTTAGTGTATTTATCTGCTCTTGTTAGATCATAAATATCTTTAGGTGTAAATATCCCTTTATTATTTCCAAAACTTTGTTCTGGTGCTTCTGGTATGTATCCATATTCACTCATTAGCTACCTACCTGTCTGTAAAGAGTAAAAGTTCCACTTGCTAAATCTCCACTACTAGCAGTAAACCCAATAGAATCACTTGCACTATTAACAGCATGTTGTATTCCACCCATAGCTCCTGTATTGTGTGGACTTGCATTCAAAAAAGATGTTGCAATAGAGTATGAACTAAACTCATTACTTGAATTAAAATTATAAAGGTAAACTATGCCTTGTCCTGTTTCTCCTGTATTAGTTCCAGAGTTACCAACTGCAACACCTGCATTAGTACCCCTAGTTTCTGAATAAGAAGTATCTGTTCTAAGGTTTAAATATTGATACCTATAATTAGAATCTGATTGTAAAACACCACTTTTACCAACTCTCACTTGTATTCCTTTATTATCATTAGAAGCTGATACATTATCAAAAGTACAAAAATATATATCATCAGTATTTATTCCTGTCAAAATAACCTGTGATACATTAGTAGTTATAGTGTTAGTGTTAACTTGTACTATATTCCCTGCCATTAGCTATCATCTCTCCTAAGCCCATAAGTCCTAAAAGTGCCTGTTGCTATGTTCAAACTATCTCTGTTAATAAATGATAAACCTGTAATTGTTTCCTGTGATTGGTGTACTCCCATTCCTTTAGCAAACATAGCAACATGGTCATCTGATGGTCTCCTCATAACCCCTGATAGTTCTGATATATGAAATGTATATTTATCAGTATCAAAGGGATTAAATATCCACATTGTCATGTTAGTAAAAGCATTATCTGCATCATCATCATAGTAAATAAGCCCAAATTCATCTCTGCCTGTTCCACCAATTTCTAAAGGTGTACTGTCAAAACCTCTAAAAAAATCATATTCAAACATTTGATTAGTATCAAATATAGTGCTACCACTTGCATCAAGTAGCTGTATAGTTGCTGAATTATTATCAAGACTTGACTCACAAGAAATTCCAACAACTTCAATGCAATAAGTGTTAAAATCACTAGAAAATATATCTGTAATTTGAAGTGTGTTTATAGGTGTATTTATTACTGTTTCATTAATCAGTCTTAAATTACTCATTGTTTTATCCCATATAAATTAACAACAGAGCCAACATCTTTAAATTCATAAGTAGATAAATATAATCTTAGAGCATTAATTGTTGAAGTAACTTTATATGTACCACCACCATATCTAAAACCATCTTCCATAGTTGAATTATGAAAACTAATACTTGTAGTCTTTGATGAATCCCCTGCATTATAAATATATATGTATCCACTATAAGGTTGGTCTACTGCATTTTGCCCAATTCTATCAAAAGCGTTATAATTAACCCTAAAAGATGGTGTTGCAAAAGTTGCATTATATCTTAAAATTCTTACTGCTGAATCATAAACACTTGCACTTTCATAAGTACTACCACCATCATCTGAAACTCTTAATCTTATTGTGTCTGAGCCACTAGTTATCTGTAAATTATTGTATGTTAATAAATGTACATTATAATTATTTTCTTGCATATTTGTAAAATCTAAAGCAGTTGGATTAGTGCCTGTTAAATCTTTACTTTCTAATAACTCTAATGAACCACCCCAATGTCCATCTTTTTCTAATTGCAGTATTTCACTAGGTGTATATAAACCTGTATTCTTTTTTACATCATTTGGTTGCGTACCTAAGTAAGCCATAAATAGCCCCTTTAAGTTTGTCTAAGAAATGAAACTGTATAATCTGCACTTGACGCAGTTGAACATAATCCCTGTAAGATGTCGCCTGTTTCGAGTACTATCTTGCTATCTATTTGTATAGTTGTCCCGAATGGTAATGAAACGTCGTTTAAAATGTTTCTTAATGTTCCACCCGATTTTGTAATACTTAAATCGACAGTAACATCAGAACTACTTGAATTAACATTAGAAATTAAAATTCCTATTGCTGTTTCAGTTGTCGAACTAGGTACAGCGTCAATAATATCTGCTGTGCTTGTTCCGAGTTGTCCTGCGACTGAATGTAAGGTATCTGCCATTTTTTATCCTCTCTTAACTTAAAGCCAATACTAAACCTAGGGAAACCCCTGCTGATGCAAGGCCCGCTATATCCCCAGCGGTTGTCTTTTTTAAATTATTTGAATCATCAGCATCGCCAATTAAAACGATGTCATCAGATGCAACAGTTGCAGAAGTTGCTGAGTTTGGTGCAATTGTTAAGGTTGAGCTAAAAGCACCAGACGATGCCGTGGCCCCTCCGCCAAGACCTGAAGTTCCGGCGGTTGTTATTGTTACACCCGTTATGTCGCCATCTCCAATATAGGATGCCCAGGCTGCGCCGGTATAGTAGAAAAGTGTATTTGAATCGGCCAAGTAGGCAAACTGACCTTCAATAGGACTTGTAATCTGAGCATCACGTGCCGTTGCATCAGCAAAGATACCTATGCTTTGCTCCATTAAATAATCGTTTACATCCGCAGCAGTTAAAACCTCAGATACTGAAAATACTTTAAATCCATTAGCCATATGACCAAATGATAGTTTAAAGAATGTGGATCTAAACAGTTATGGCCTAGAGTGGACAATCCCGGTACCCGTGCTGTGACGCGACAAGGCTAGAGGTACCGGGTCCTTATAGGGTTAACAACAAGGAGTCCATTTTTTAATCGGTTGCCCGACTAAAACCTATTTAAAAATTAAACTATACCTACTGTAATAAAACATTTAAAAGACGGGCTAGTGCCTGATAAAGTGTAATTTATTCTCCAGTAATCATCTGTTACAGCACCTGCTAATTTTGAATATTGAGCTCCTGCGGCTGTAAAATTAGTAAGAGTTATTCTATCTGTTGCAGAAGTAAAAGATGGATTATCATCGCTTTGTACTTTTACCGTCAAAGTCGGAGTCGAAGTGCCTGATACAGAAACTACATGAGCAGCAACATATACAGATTTTGCAGCTGAAACCGCTCCAAGCTGTCTCCCGGTTGAATTACCGCTTGCTGTCAAATTTGCAGAATCATCGACCATGATAGTCCCACGAACCGCACGGTCCGAACTATTAGAATTACTAATAGAAAAGGGCATAACATCACCGATAGCTCCACCAATATTATAAGAAAATTGTCTAGACTTTAAAAAATATGCAATATCACCAGCAGATGAAGTAGGGGATACGGTTCCAATTATTTCAGAGCCAACTGAAACTCCAAGCAAAGCGTCAGGCTTATCATCTCCAGCTTCAAAAAAACCATTCGCACTTAAGCTAGCATCGGCTAGTCCTGCAATTTTTGACCTAAAACCTCCGGAGTTGATAGGAGTAACGTCAACGTCATCACTTGTTAAATCCAGGGTCATAGACTGCGTGTGACTTGATAAATCATAACCACCAAGAAATAAGCGGCCATCTGTTAATACAAAATTAGCCATGTTTTATTTACGACCTTTAGATTTTGAACCCATGCTGTATTTTTTACCGCTTTTATATTTTCTACCCTTCGGCATTTTTACCCTTTTTTTTAACGGATCCCTTTACTTTTTCAAGATGACCACCATCAATTAAAGATTGTGCAAGAAATGGGTCTTTAAGTTCAATGACCTCTCCTGGTTCTTTATTATTGATTCTTTTATTACCAACAATTTTATACTTCAACTTGACCCCTTCGTGTAAACAGTAATTGAAAGCCTTGCGCCAATTGACTCAACGCCATTAACTGCATAAGTTGCTCCATAGTCACTCATTGTAGTGACGACCGCTGAGGTGTCTGATTGGCCTAGAGTTGCATTCTCAAATACAGCTTGCCGAATCGAATTCGAGCCTGAACCGTTAATATAACCGTCAAGTTCATTTTGACCTGACCTAGAATCCGCTCTTGAAACTACGACTATTAAATCAAACTCATAACGGTCTGTACCCCGGGCCATTGCCTCAGTAAAATTTATAGAGGTTGGAATTAAAACAGCAGCTGGTACATTAATCATGTCATCGATTGTGTCATAAACACGAATCCCGCTTACGTTATTAGTAATAGTTGTTTTTAAAGCAGTTCTAACAGATGAGAAAGATGACATCAGGCAATCCCGATGGAGTCTCCACGTCGATATGGGTCTAGCATTCGTGTGATTTGTCTATTTTGACGTACAGCCAAAACACCAAACTCACCAACGCCAGCAATACCAAGGGGAGTGTTTCTCATTGCGAAATTCTCACTGCTTAACATTAAACATGCCTGGCGCACTGGCTCAGGCACAGCGGAAAATCCCCAATTTGCTGTAATTTGAATTAATGGTCTGTTATTAGTTTGAGTTGTTGGAAATTCATTAGATCCATCGGTAAATAACTCAATTGATGTAAAACCAAGCCCGGCAATACCAAATGCTTCTCCATTGAGAGGAAGTAATGCAAAATCTGATGCTGCAACAGTTGTGTCGAAAGTTCCATCCTCATTATCGTCATACTTAACAACAAGTCCGGTAGAAGTTGAAATATCATCAACAGTCACATGGTACGGATTCCTTGTTCTGTATAGTTTTGCTGAAGTTGAACCATCAGCGTAAAATTTACGACCTGTAAAGGCATCAATTTGTCTGCTTGCAGAATTAACCGCATCCTCTAGCTCGTTATCATTTATAGCATCTGTAATATTTACAAATGCTTTAATTTCAGCCAGGGTGCAATACCCATTTGTTATCGCCATTATTTACTTTTTAGGTTTTGCTTTAGCGGCTGGTTTCTTTTTTGATGTTGTTTCTTTTTTTGGTTTTGCTGATGTTGACTCCGGGACTCCTGCATCCTTTAATATTTTTTCAACAGCTGCTGCTCTTTTAGTTTTTTTATAAAGTTTATAACCTTTGAGCTCCTCTTGTAAAGCCTCAATCATCGCCTTAGAAAGTTTATTTTTCGCCATAATATTCTCCTTTGATAATGTTGAGCGGATTGCTCCGCTCAACATTAAAATCCATTAAAAGGACGGTGCTACCAATCCGGTACCATTTACCATGGTTGTACCCGCTGGGTACCTACCTGATGCAAAAGCAACATATCCATAAACAACTAACTTGGTTGTTAAAGAACCGGACCCGACATCGTCGAATCTGAGTCTAAATGGACTACCAGCCTCTTCAAAAAGAATATGGTCGTCAGACTTAACAATAAGAACAATGTCCTCATTATTGCCTGAACCTGCATCTGTTTGAATGTTGGCGTCGCTTATTACAGGTAAACCTGCAATCTGTCCGACTACTTGTCCATACTTAGCAGCTTCTCCAACACCGTATGCGTTATCCGGATTATTTCCAGCAGGCAAGACTAATGGTCTTGAGTTGCCATCAACACCAGCAGATAGGAAACCCCATCTACGTGGATGCATAATAATCGCAGTAGCAGCAGCAAACCTGTTGCTATTGATTTTTTGGATACCATCTATTAGTTTTGGATAAAACTCGCCAACGGTTGGACTTGCGTCCGTATATGCCACGGTATTTATTCCACTGACAGATTTTATCCCGAGTGGTTGCCCGGAACTTCCTGAACCGTTGATAAGTAAATTATCAAGTTTTGTATAGTAATCGGCGATTAAATCAGAAAACACTATTCCCTCGAGGTCCGTGCCTCTTTCAATCGCTTGTCTCGAAATATCCTGTTGACCAGCAATGGTGTCAACATTTACAGTAAGTAAAGTGTCGTCCATATTGGTTTCAGATACCGCTGCGTTTTGACTTGCTTGTTCCGCAGTTGTTGAACCAGTTGTAATCCTTGAAAGTTCAACCTTCATACCTTTATCAGGTAAGGCTGCTTTATTCAAAGCATTGTATACAGGTGCTCCAGCTCGTGCTTTTTCAGCAACTAAGTCAGTAAGATACTGAGGGACGACCAAACCAGTGAAAGCACCAGTTCCAACGTCTCTTTTTTCCTCGGATCCCTTTTGATGTCTGAAAATTCTATCAGATGCTTCAGCATCTCCTAATTTAGAATTAAAAGCATCAGCTAGGAATGAGTTACCGGAACGCTCATAATAAACACCCGGCTCTGAAATAGCTTCAACAGTAGGCTCGAGTTGTTCCTCAATAACGCCTAGTCTTTGTCTACTTTCCTCAATTTCTTTTTCAGCTTTTCTAATTTCCTCAGCTTCAGATATTCTGTCACCAAGTTCTGAGATTTCGCTTTTTAGGTTTTCGTAGTTTGAAGTCTCATCATCGCTAAAGTCTCTATCTTCCTTTTCAGCAAGTTCAGTTAAGTCTTTAACTTGAGATATGAGTCCTTCTCTTTTTTCTAACATTTCTTTTATTTTCAATTTTTTCTCCTATTGAAATAATATTTTTAATAAGTGTGAGTGTTCGGAAAAGTGATTATTCGGCTTTTAAGAACGGCTCTGCATATCCCAAAGCTCAAGGTCAATTTTCGCAGCCCTTACGTATGACTTTGTAACTTTTGGCTTCGGTAATAAATCAGATAACTGAGTTATTACTTCTTTTATTTTGTTAACTTGGTCCTCAGATGGCTCTTCATCATTTCTAACTTCAGTTAAAACGTTTTGAAGTTCCCCCAGGTCAACACCGCGAATACTCGCAAGCGTTGCTGGGTTTGCTGGCCAAGTAACAACTGATACATCGAGAAGTCGAAGTTCCTGAAGTGTTCTGACTTCGCTGTTTTCATCAAATTCATCCTTAATAGCATGAAAACCAAAACTCATCTCTGAAAGATCCCCTCTTTTTAACGCAGATGCAATCTCAGCAACCCTAGGGTTTGACTCGTCTAATTTGGCTTTAACAAAAAGACCTTTATCATCTTCTCTTAATTCCAGGGTTCCTGATTTTGTACGTGCTAAAGGAATGCCGTCATGATTAATTAAAAACTTGACGTCATCTTTTTCATTGAGTGTTTTTGTAAAAGCTCCACGATTTACGATTTCATTGTAAACCCCGCGAGAATCAGCAACTGAATATGGAGAATTAAATACAGATGCATAACCACTAAAAACTAATTCATTATTATCGCTGTTAACCTCGGTTTCAGCTCGAAGCTCAAAATAGCGGCTTTCCTTGTTTTCGCTCATGCGTTTTATAATACCAACCGCCTGGTCAGCTGGCTGTGGCCTAGAGTTTGACCTTTCATCATCGTGTCTATTTTCAGTCATTAATTATCGTCTTGTTCTTTTTCAGTAAGAACAGGCTCAACAGAATCTGTGCCAACAGGTGGAATATCAGGACCAACAGGCGCACCTTGAAGTCCAATATAGAAGTTATCACCACCATCATAAGGTTCATAATCTAATTGCTGCCTAATTTCATTCGGAGTAAAGATACCTGAACTAATCGCAGTTTGAGCAGCCCTTATAGTATTGGAACGGTCGCCTCTTTGATATTCAGAAACATCAAACCTAGCGTAAGAATTTCCAGGTAGTAATCCACTAAATCCCTCTTCAATTCGACTTAACCAGGGGAGTAGGGTGTGCCTAACAAACTGAATACCCGAACTCTCAACATTTGAATAAAGACCCGAGGATCCATCGGCATGAATTAAATAACTAGGGATTCTATAAACTCTTGCTATTTCTTTAACAATTTGGTCCCTCGCTTTTACAAGTTCCTCACCAGCTGCGTCACTAATTGCTTTCCACTTCAAACCGCCCGTCAGCACCGCAGGTTTTCTCTGTCTGTTGTGAGCATTTGACCAAGTAGATTGTAAAACTTCCGCCTGTTCTTTTGTCATTGCCTGGTCTGTTTCAAGAATTGATGATGGGGTAGCACCCTGCCCGTAGAATTGTCCAATATGTCTCTCCATTGCAAGTGCAACACCGATGGTGTTTCTTTGTGCTTTTAAGGGAGAAACTCCAAGATAAGAACCTGGATAAGTGAACCAGGTAAAATGTAAAATATTGTTTTTTGTATAAACACGTTCATTAAATTTATAAATTTTTCGATTTCTATCCATTCCAATTGTTACTTTATCCGGGTGCAAAGTTGTCATTGCTATAGGACGCTCCGCTGTGTCCCTATCAATTAAAACGTAAGCATTTCCATGTAAAGCCATAGACGATACAACTTGATGAATAAACTCGAATCTAGATTGGTTTAGATTGGGTGTTTTTAAAAAGCGTGGGGTTTTTAATGTTAAATTTCTATCATCAAACTCACGATATACTTTTATGGGTAACGCAGCAATAGAGTCAGCAAGTATGGATACACAAGAAAGTACAGTTGATACGCTAAGCGCAGTTGATTCATTAACAGTTTCAGCACTCCATCCAGGTACGCCGTCACGCTGAGCTAATAAGTCTTGGAGATTGCCTAATGCAGCGTCTCTTTTTTCGATTTTTTTACCAAAAATACTCATCGGTTATAAAAATAACTCCCTACTAATAAACCACAACCAAATGTAATGTAAGCCAAAGCATGGCTATACATAGATACACCGGCAACAATAAAACATAAGCCGATTATTTCGATAGCTATAAACATGGCTCCTACCATTCTACAATGCCAATGTTCGGCTGCTCAGTTGGCCTAGTTGGAAAAGTCAATCGATCCAAGCACATAACCATAGCAATAGCACCGTCAATCTTTCTTTTACTTTTACCTTTAGATAATCTAAATCCTCTTTCAGTTGGTCTATTAACCGCAGATAATACCTGGTCATTAAAGGTCGATTGATTTTTATGACGTACTTTTTTAGCAGATATAAGTGCAAAACTTTCGCCGCAGGCTGGAACCATTCTCCCATGTGTCTGTGGGAACTCAACCATTGGAACATTTAAATCGTATAAAGCCTGAGCGGACCTCTCGAAAAATGCTGGGTCATAAGCAACCTCAACCATGTTAAAATCTTTATTTAAACCACTGATAAAAGTTTCAACCTCTGCATAATCAAACATAAATCCGTCATTTCTCCAAATTTTAGAGTCAAGGTATATTAATCCTGACTCCGGGTCCCTTTGGCCCCATACAACAGCAACACTATCGTGTTTTAAAGCCATATCAACACCGGCATATGTTGGCCGTGATTGGTCAAGTTCAAAATCCTCAGCAAGTTCTGACCATAATCCCTCAGGTAGCCATGACTCCTCCTGGGTTCGAGTCCACATGTTTAGATGATATCTTTGAAACTCCGGTAAAGGCAAAGCCTGCCTTCTCCTTTTTAAGTTATCAATTGGCCACCAACCCCCGCTAATTGCCGGGTTAACTTTGGCCCAGGTTGCAGGGTCCTCAAAGTCATCAGTTTCATCAGGCTCCAACCAATAGAAATAAAAATCGGGATCTAATGATTCTCCTGATTGTTTACGCTTTCCACGTTGATACAATCGACCACAAAGAGTGTCCAGGTCATAACCGGCCGTAGTTATGTTTAAAATTAAAGAATCTTGTCTTTTAGCCGTATTATTTGACAAAACATAGTGAACACGTTGCAAGTTTGGAGTTGACCACTCATGAATTTCATCAGCTATAAATGCAGAGTTACGACCACCATCAGCAGTCCCGGCTTTTGCTGCAACTCTATATATCCTTCCAGGTCCATTTTTTACACCAATAGAATTTTGATAAACCTCGGTTAAAGTCCTGAGATATGGCGATTGCTCACACATAGTCCTCATGTTTCCAAAAACAATGTCGGCTTGCTCAAAACTTGCAGCAGCAACAGTAACAAGAGGGGATACGGTTCCATTACCTAAAAGTTCATATAGTCCGATGGCAGAAATTAGTGCGCTTTTTCCGTTCCCTTTTGGTACGCCAAGCAGACTCTCTCTATATTTACGTTCTCCATTAGGGTTTAATTCATATAGATTATATATTATTTGTTTCTGCCATAAATCTAACTTAAATGGCTGACCGTAAAAGTCTCCATCACCGTGAACGCAAAAGTTCTCAATAAATTTAACAACACGGCCTCCCTTTGACGCAGCTAGTTTTTTTTCTATTTCTTTACTACTCAAATGTCGCCTCGATTACAGTCATAACAAACATTCGGCTGGTCAAATCTGTCAACGTATTTATTACAAATTTTGCACAACAAAAGCTCATCATCCAAGTCATCCAATTCAAAATTATCTTTATTGTCCATTATTCCTCTTCAAGTAGTTCTAATATTCTCGGGTCATTTTCCGGGTCCTCGCTTGCATTTAGTAAATCATTTATAGATGCGAGTGAAGTAGCAGCCTCACCAACAGCAATCCCAAGACGGCTGCGGGCCATTGGCGTAAGACCTAACTCATTTTCTAGTCTTAAAATCTGCGTTTCAAGTTTTAAAGCATGTTCAGCTAAAGGGTTTGTCCGTATTTGTCCAGTTGAACCTCGCACAACTAGTGACTTCTTAACGACTTTTTGTACCCTTGAATATTGGTCATACATACCAAACAGCCTCTCAACAGCAGGAATATCAACTTCCTGAGCTACTCCAGCAACATCCGAACTCCAATAAGTAAACCAACGGTCCCTGGTTTGCTTTAGCCATCCGCGTAAAGGTTTTGGTGGTTCTTTTTTTAATTCAGACGAACCTGTAATAATCTGCAATTCACGGGATCTATGACCCTGGGCTTGGTCCGCCGGCTTAGGCAACGGTCCTCTTTTACCCATCAGCTGCTCCCTTTAAATGAGTTATCTCCTCATCCGGGTATGCATTTTGAAAACGCTCGACAATTACATCAACATAACCTGGGTCCAATTCAATTGTGTAACACTTTCTACCCATTGCATGCGCAGCCATTAATGTGCTACCGGAACCAGCAAAAGGGTCCAGGACAAGGTCACCAGGTTTAGATGAATAGCCTATGGCTTTAGCCAGCAAAGCTAAAGGTTTCATAGTTGGGTGGTCTTTATTATTTCTAGGTTTTGGTACATTCCAAACATTAGATGGACCCCAGCTCAACTCATTAACATTAAAATTTCTCGAGCCTTCCATTAGTTCACTAACACCCTCAGCAAAAAGTCCTAAGTTAAGCTCGCTGTTTTTAGCTTGGTTGATTTTTTCAATTAACTCTTTTGAATCATTGCTTTCATCCAGGTCAACAGTTAAATTAAAACCGTTTTCATAACTATCCATTTGAGCGGTGCCGATGCTGTTAGTTTTTAAATCGTCCCAAACATTAGAAATATCTCTTTTACCAATAAAATAATGAGCTTTACCTTCCGGCCACCCATACATGATTGGTTCGAATCTCCAATGAAAATCCGACCTGCCTAATACGAAAGAGTCCTTAACCCAAATAATGTTCGATGAATAATGCATTTTTGCTTTATCCCAGGCTTCAAATACAGATTTTGTAGCAGCAGTAGCGTAAAACATATACACGGCACCATCAGTAAAAGCATGCATTAAAGATAAAGCATCATAAAGAAAACTTGTAAAACTCTCTTCTGCCATTTTGTCATTTTCAATTGACCGACCTTGAGCGTCTTTGTAGTCAACATTGTAAGGCGGGTCAGTTAAGCATAGAGCAGCAGGACCACCTATACCGTAATAACTTTGTGCTTCGGTTGCAGAACCGCAGACAACAGTATGAGGGCCAAGTTTCCATACATCACCAACCTCAGATATTGGATCTACTGGTTTTTCTATCAATTCCTCTTCAGACGGCAAATCAGGCTCAATGCCAAGCAATAGCTCCAGGTCAGATAAATCATACCCGGTAGCATCCAACATAGACTCATCAACAGCAACACGCTCAAGCATTTCAGCTAAAGCGCTATCGTCATACGTTCCTAAATCTGCCGTACGATTATCGGCTAAGGCAAAAGCCTCAGAAACCGAAATATCCTCATCTACAATAGTTGCAGCGATATGCGTCCAACCTAATTTCATTGCCGCCAGTAATTGATGGTTTCCTGAAATAACCATGAAGGATCCATCGACCTCTCTTCGAGCAACGATAGGTTTACGCTGCCCAAACTTTTCATAGCTTTTAACAACAGCCTCAACATA